TATAAGGCGGTTGATCCAGTTTGGAAACAGTTTGTGAGAATGGGAACTGTGCCGAGAATCTACCCTCAGATAGGTGGATATCGGTTCGGTATCACCGGGGGAGACCAGTACCTTGCTGAAGTGGCGGAGAAGGGCGAATACCTAGCATCCGAGAGGGATGAAAAGCGCTATGCCATGTATGTCAAGAAATACGGCAGGCAGTTCGACATCTCTTGGGAGGCCATGATAAACGATGACCTCGGTGCCTTAAAGGACACCCCGGAGAGGTTTGCCCGGGCTGCAATAAGGACTGAGCATCGGCTAGTGACCAGCACTTACGTTAATGATGCAATCGCTGACACGAACCACGCTGCGGGCAACCTGTATGATTCTGCCCTCGTGGATGCCATTAACCTGGGCGCGCTTCCCTTGACCATCGGAAATCTAGAGGATACCTGTGAGGCGATGGCTGCGTTCACGGATGTCAATGGCGAGCCGATAATGAACAGGGCTAAATACCTTGTGGTCGGCCCTGCGCTTGAGTTCACAGCTCGTCAAATTCTAACAAGTGCCGTTAAACAGTGGGTAGATAGAGCAGATGCTGGCACCACAACAATAGCTATGCCTATGACAAATGTCATCCCACAGTATGGGTTGCAGTTGATAATTGACCCATACCTGCCAGTATATGCTTCTACTCGTAAGCGCAGTTGGTTCCTGTTCGCTGACCCGAAGGATATCGCAGCTATGGAATGCGATTACCTGACAGGACACGAGCGACCTGAGATTTGCATGAAGGCTTCCAACAAGGTGAACATCGGGGGCGGAGAACTCGGTCCCATGACTGGAGACTTCGCTACTGATAACGTGTTCTACCGCGTGAGGGATGTCTTTGGATGCAACAAACTTGAGTGGCGTGCGACTTACGGACAATTAGTCGCCGACTAAACTTCGGGGTTATCTGGGGACGTGCGGTTTTCTCCTTCCCTGCATGTCCCCAGTTTCCCAATAGGAGGTAAATATGCAATCAGTTAGTGATTTCCCATGGGAATATGCCCATGTAACTAAAGATACTTTAGTCAGAACGGGGCAAGGTGTTCTTCATTCGATAGTTCTTAATGGCTTAACTACCGCTGGTGATGCCACGATTTATGACAATACGGCAGAAGCCGGGGCTGCGATAATTGGGATATTGCATTTAGCCACTACAACTTCGGTGTCAGTCCAGCCGATAACCCTTTTATATGATGTTGAGTTCAAGACAGGGCTTTATATTGGCTTCGATGGCACTTTGGCGGCTGATTTAACGGTAAGCTACAAGTAGGAGGGAACATGGCTAATATATCAAAATACCTTGAGGATAAATGGCTCGATATGCTAAAGGGAGCAGCTTACAACGCTCCGGCCGCTGTCTATGTCGGATTGATAGACAATACGGCAGATGAGGCTGAAATGGAAGGCGATACGCCTAAAGTAAGCGAAATCACGGGATATACAGGGTTCAGGAAGGCTATTACTTTTGGTGCTATCTCTAAGGCTGGAACTGACCCCTCCGAGATGGACGGTCCGCCAGGTGCAGCTATTGAGTTTGCAAGTATGCCAGCTCCGGCAGGACGGACAGTTAAATATTTCATACTCGTTGACGAAGATGGAAATCCTGCTTGGGCTGGGAATGTTCTTGGCTGGTCTGAAATAACAGGCGGACCGAAAGTCTGGAACACAGGCGACACCTTCAGAATCCCGATAGATAACATAACAGTAAAGCTAGACTAAGAGATTGAATGATAACACATAAATCTGTAGGAGAAATATGGCTGATACAGGGGCAACTTTCCCGAGTTTAGGCTCAACTGAAGATAGAGATGGCAAGCCACTTTGGAGCAACCCAACATATATTCAGGCTGAGGCAAATTATGCTGTGTGTTCTGTCAGTGGTGAGACATATTCCGGCTGGCTGAGAGCCTCTAGTTTTGGGTTCGCTATTCCCTCTGGTGCTACCATAGATGGAATTAAAGTAGAGATAAGCAGGTGTTCACCTACGGCTGGTGTGATAAAGGATTCATCACTTAGGCTAGTGGATGCAAGTGGAACTAATGTGGGGGATGATAAAGCCTCAGCGAGTTATTGGCTAATAGACCAAACTACTGCCACTTATGGTGATGCGAGTGATACTTGGGGAGCATCACCAACTCCTGCAATGGTTAATGACTCGGACTTCGGGATTCGTCTATCAGCAGCAAATACTGATGGTTATAGCCATGCTGCTTATGTCTATTGGGTTAAAATCACAGTCTATTATACAGAAGCAGAGGCACCTACTGTTGATACTCTGGCAGTCACAGATATTGGTTCGGTTTCATTTACGGGTAATGCCGATATAACCGATGATGGTGGGCTGACTGTAACAAGGCGAGGGTTTGTCCATGCCGAAGGGCTTAAATATGCCCTGGACTTCAACGGGATTAGCGATTATGTAGAGATACCCTATCTTGCAGACTATTATTCTAACACGGCTGCGGTAGAAACTTTTGAGTGGGGAAGCGACACAGACCCCCTATCTGATTCCGGTGGAAGTGTAACTTGGACAATCACAGCGGCAGGGACAAGCAAGGCTGAGATAGATGATGCAGTAGGTGTACCATATCAAGGGACAAGATGTGCCAGGTTATACAGGGATGGTACGAATAGATCTACAGCTTACTTTTCAAAGAGTCCTTTAACATCCACACAATCTATTGAGTTTTGGATAAGGAAAGATGACACATCTTATTTTATCCTTGGTCATGGTGATGGCTCATATACGATTCAGATGGGAATAAGAACTGATGAGAAGGTGTTCTATAATGATGGTAGTGAAAAAACTACTGGTTCTACCGTATCAATAAATACCAAGTATCTATTAAGTATCAGGAATGTAAACTGGGTAGCACACACTTATGACATCTACCTCAATGGCTCCATAGAAAAAAGCGGGGCTGTTATGTTATTCCAGCCTTGGAATAATGGAATAATGGCTTTCCTGAATAATGCTGGTACCTCTGAAGTTTGGATTGACAACATACTTGTAGGTTCTCCCTCAGTCTGGACTTTTGAGACATGGATTAACCGAAAGGTAGATAGTGGAACATATGAGACAATAATGCGTTACATAGGTGATGCTGAAGTAACAGACAGGTTTATACAAATCTCGGCTACAGATATAGTGCAAAGTGGTTTCGTCGATACTACTGGTACTAACAGATATGTAGGAACCATAGACACAATTCCCCTTAATACAGAGACGCACTTGGTAACAACCTTTGATGGCACATTCGTAAAGATATATTTTGATGGAGTTCTAAAAGCTACCAGTGCTGACCTATCAGCTTATATTCCTAGAAATAATAAATTACCGATTAAAATAGGCAAAATGTTAGTTAGCTATCCTGGACTTGATGGAACACAAGATGATATCCATATCTGGAATGATGTCAGAACTCAAGACGAAATCCAAGCCAATATGTATGCTGAGCTTGTGGGAACTGAGGCTGGATTAGTAGGATATTGGAAGCTCAACGAAGGAGTAGATGCTACCGCAGGAGATTCTACCGCAAATGCGAATGACGGCACGATAACTGGTGCTGATTGGGTTTATCAGAGTTGGGACTTGAAGACAATGGAGGATGATGTTGAGCAGATGGCGTATGATACTGCTGGAATTATTTATGGAGGTGTCACAAAAAGAGGGCAGAAGTTACCAATTCTTAATGGCTTTGTGGATAGTCTTTCATTTGTATTAAGCAAGGTTGGGAGTCCTTCTGGGGATGTGACTTTTACCATAAGAGACCTAGATGACAATATATTAGGTAGTAAAGTTTGGGGAGATGCCTCTAGCCTACAAGCCGCAGCAACTTTAGAAGAGGCAGTATTTGCTTCGTCTATCCCTGTAAATGAATGGGTTAGAATTTCGGCAGAGTATTCTGGGGGAGATAGCAGTAATTATGTTCTAGTATGGTATCAGATTGGTGATGTAACCCCTATTGGCTATAGAACACGTTATTTCGCAAGTTGGATTGACACTACAGGTGATGACTGTGCCTATGTTCTTGGCTATACCCCTACAACCTATGAAGATGGCTCATTCGGAGAGGGAGAATATAGCTTAACAATCTCAAGCCTCACCCCCAGCACTTGGTATCGGGTAAGAGGTTTTGCAGTTAATAGTGCGGGAATAGGTTATGGCGATATTGTAGCTGCTCAGACATTAGCCTTTGCAATAATAGAAGGTAGTGGCATCTTTTCAGGCATTGGGACTATTTTATCAGAAGGATTAATCACTATCCTGGGGGAAGGCACAATTTCAGGAATAGGAACTATGCTCTCCAGTGGATTGTTTGTTATCCCGACTTCAGGAGTAATCTCAGGTGAAGGACTAATCGTATCAGGTGGTAAGCTACTTATCCCGGGCGGAGGTCAAATCTATGGTGAGGGTGAGTTCATTTCCAGTGGCAATTTAATTATCTTCTCACAGGGCGAAGTGGTGGGGATAGGGATAATTCTATCTTCTGGAGAGGTATTTGCCATTGTATCGGGCAGCGCCGTGTTTATCGGAGAAGGTTTAATCCTTTCAGATGGAGCTGCCTGGTATTGCCAGCCATTGAGTGTTCCCATAGCTCGGCTTTCCCCAGTAAGGGTTCCTATAGAGAGAGTCTCCTTAAAGAGAACCTCGATATCTTGGCTTTCTCCTAAGAGAGTCCCTGTTTCACGGTTTCCCGTAAAGAGGACTCCAATAGAACGAGTTTTATCGAAGGAAATTCCAGAATCAGAAGTACCTATATGTAGAGAGGTAAAACGATGACAGATATAGAAAAAATCAGGCTTAAAATAGGTGACAGAACGGAGCCTTATCAGTTCGAAAATACTGATTTGCAATCATTCTTAACTGATGAGGGTTCGGTTAATTTAGCCTCAGCGGCAGCATTAGAAGCATGGGCGGCTGCTTATGCGGCAAGTCCCGCCAGTGAAACTATTGGAGGTTATGCCTATACTCAGAGTATTACAAAAAATATGCTTGATATGGCGGCTAAATTAAAAGATGCTGAAAGCACTACCCCTGCTATGGCCTGGGCGGAACCTGACTTGATGGGAACCGATGAAGGGAATACATGACATTTGATTCTTTGCTTATCAACGAATGCGATATACAGGAATTTACAGTAGCTCCTGTTCCTGATGACTATGGACAACCTATAAAAACCTGGCAAATTAAGGTTGTTGATGGTGTTTCATATGATGATATCCCTTGCCGTTATGTCTCGGGAAAAGGCAGAGAAGTCAAGGTAGGGCAGGAAGTAGTGATAATTTATGATGAGCTCTATGTGGGCAATATAACCGTAACCGAGCAGGATAGAGTTATCTTTAACGAACGGATATATCAGATTGTCTCAGTCATTCCTAGGCAGGATGGCATAAGCGGCCATCATAAGCATCTTTTCTTGGAGATAGTCAAATGAAAATGAGTAGTTCGATAGAATTGAATCTCAAGACAGACGAGGCGATAGAAAAAGTCACAGAAGCCTCTAAAATGGCCATGAGAGACACCACAGTTGATGTTACCCATGATGCCGTGCAATTATCCCCCTGGAGGATAGGGAACAACCGTAGATCAATAGTCGGTGAAGCCTCTGGCATGGGAGCAGTAGCTTCCGGGGGAGAAGGCAGAGCCGAGAGAATGGTTGACGATTCCAAGATAGAAGGAGCGATTTATGGGACTAGCGGATATTCTGGATTCCTAGAGACAGGAACTTCCAGGATGGCAGCAAGACCCTATTTCAAGCCAGCATTAGATAAGAACTTCACTGAATCTAAATATGGGGAGAAGGTCAAGAGGTATTTGAAATGAGTTTACCAGATACCAACATTATACTAAGGACATATTTATTGATTCAATCAGTGGCTACTTCAGTAACGAATAGAATCTATTGCCCCCGCGCTCCGGAGAATGCTGGCCTTCCCAATATTACATTTTTTACCCGGGGTGGGCGATCTACCCCTTATATTCCAGATTTGCCATCTCCTAGCGTTCAATTTGATTGCTGGGCAGATGATCCTGTTGAGGCTAGAACGATTTATAGAGCCTTATACGATGCACTCCAGGGCATTCAGAACGTGGCGGTGGACGGCAATACAATCCTATCCGCGATAGAAGAAGTTCAGGGGCAGGATTTAGTCGATACAGACATACCGGGAAGGTTCAGAGTTCTATCCTTCTGGGAGATAATGATTAAATAGGAGGCTCGAATGTGACAAAGAAAACTAAATGGCGACAAGAATCTCAAAAAACAAAGGGAGGTAAATAACAATGGCAAAAACAATAGCAAATGTATTAGTGGGCGTAGCACAATTATTCGTTAGACAGCCAAACGACGCCATCGCAGAGTGGTCAACCGCAGACCGGCATCAGGGAACCTATTCCGTAAAGCTAACCAAGAGAAGTGGTGGCACCAATGGCGGCACTGGCATCAAATTCTGCCCGCCTGGTATCACTCTAGGGACTTGGGACACACAAGTAAATACTGCCCCCTTATACCAATTTTGGTTCCGTAATCAAGAAACAGTTGGTGTAAGAAACTGGGTTCAATGGGGGTTCAGGTTTGATGACCCGAATAGTAATGGCCATGCAGAAGTAACGGTTTATCCGTATCATAGCATTGCTGGCACCGACATTTGGACACTCTGCGATTTAGGTGTTTTAGCAGAGGCGACGACACCAGCCCCGGCAGCCTCTTATGGAGCAAATGAGGTTGGCACTCGAGTAGATACTTGGGGTGCGGGTCTTCACACTGACACCATAAGAGCCGCAATTGGAAATGGCTGTGTTGTGGCAGACCCTGCTTCTGCAGATGATTGGATACTGTCTTGGGTAAAGATTAACCTTTGGGAAGGCGAAGATGCAAGATATTCCTACATTGATGAAATAAAAATTCATGGCGTTTCTTATACTGTAGAACCAGGTAGTGATTTACCAGCTCTTGAATTTGAAAGCCCATATACCGAGGTTGGCTATACCGAAGATGGCGTGAACATGGAATACGCTGCTGAGGAAACCGATATTATGGTCCATGAGGAAACTTTCCCCATAGACAGCGCCATAACGAAAGAATCAATAACGATTACCTGTAATATGGCCGAGGCCTCATTAGTAAATATGAACAATGCTATGGCCGGTGCCGTACTATCAGGAACCAAAATCACCCTCGGGGATGGAGTAAATAAGACTATGAATCTGAAGATAGAAGGCACTAACCCTGCTGGATATTTGAGGGCAATTCAAGTTCCGAAAGCTGTTGCCAGTGGAACAGTCGGGATGAGCTATAAGAAGGGCGAAAAGACCATTATACCGATATCCTTCAAGGCTCTAAAGACACAGGATAGCCCTGTTTGTACAATAGTAGATAACGCTGCATAAGGAGGAACATGGCTAGAACAGAAGAACAAATAGTAGCACAGGCCCCGATTCTGGTTTACTTCGGGGGGATTGAACACCAGGTTAAACCTCTTATCATCAAAGAAGCTCGCGAATGGCGAAGGAAACTCGCTGAAATGATGGGGCAAATATCTCCCGCCGTGAATGCCACTACTGATAATCCTGAGCAATTCCAGGAGGGGATAAATAGCCTGTTCGTGAGTATGCCCGATACGATTATCAATTTGGTATTCGAATATGCCAAAGACTTACCAAGGGATGCAGTAGAAGCTGTTGCTACCGATGAAGAGATGGCAAAAGCCTTTGAAAGCATCCTTGAGGTGGCCTTCCCTTTAGCTCGAAGCGTGACGGGAATAACAATGAAACTCTCACAATAGGTGAGACCTTCGAGTTCCTTCTGAAAGAGTGGCATATAACACCCGACTATATCATAAACAACTGGACAAATGAGCTCTTAAACTTAATGATACAGAAGCTAGAAAAGCGAATAAGAAGGGAGCATGAGCTTATTTCCAGACCTGAAAATAGTGGCCAGTTAGTCTCAGACAAGGAACTCTTCAACCAATTAGGAAATAAAATAAAGGTGAGAAAGAAATGATTTCAGTAGGCGATGCAGTCGTTAAATTAGGATTAGACAAAACGCAATTCAATGAAGGTATGCGCTCGGCCGGCGATGAAACCGATGCTTCAGCACAAAAAATGCAGAAAGGTATGCGTATTGCTGCGATTGCCATAACTGCCGTTGGTATTGCCGGGCTTAAATTAGTAGCCGATGCCCGCAAAATGAACGCTGAATTGGGTCAAACAGCTATTACGGTGGGTATGACGACAGGAGAGATGAGGGGATTAGCCCTAGAGCTTTCTAATGTGACTTTCAGGCTGAAATCTGTGATACCGACGCTTGAACTTTTAGCTAGAGCTGGAATCCGTGACAAAGAGGTATTGAAGGCAGTGGCAAATGCCTTTGACGCTTTAGCTGATGCAACGGGTTCTAGTGCTGAAGTTGTGGCAGATCAATTGATTCCTGCATTTAGTGTATTTGGAGTAGAACTTCCTAAAACTAATGAAGAGATGGATAAGTTCACATGGCTAGTCAAAAACACAATGATTAACCTTTCAGATTTTGCCTCGGTTATGGATTATGTAGCCATGTATGGCTCAGAGTTAAGTGTTACCCTCAATGAGATGATAGCTATTATGGCCATCCTAAATGACAGGGGAATAATGGGTGCCGCGGCCACAAGATTATTCCGAACTGCCGTATCACAGGCAGCGAAAGAAGGAATGAGCCTAAACGATGCTCTGAATATTAGCAATGCAACCATGGGTGAATACATTAACAAAATAGGCACTGAAGCTGTAGGGGCAACACAGGCTTATGCCGAGGTAGCCAATGAGCAGTTCGGCATCATGGACAAACTAAAGACGGCATGGGATGACCTTACCTTTTCAATGGGTTCATTCTTAACTCCCCTCGAACCTGTCTTTGCCCTTATGACAGCATTGGGACCAATGATGTTAGCAATGTCTCTAACTACTCTTCCCGGGCTGGTAGCGAATCTTAAAGCCTCAGCCATAGCTCTCGGAGGCTATGCCGTTGCTGCTTTTAAGGCTGTGGCCAGTAATGTAGCCCTAGCAGCCTCTAAGATATGGGCTTGGGCTTCTGCAATACCAATAGCGGGCATTGCCATCGCCATAGCTGGAGTAGCGGCACTAATAGCAAGTATAGCCATTGTTAAAAGCAGGGCGGCAGCAGCAGTAGCGGAATTAGCCGAAGGTGGGATTGTAACGAGACCTACGAGAGCCTTGATAGGTGAGGCGGGTCCCGAGGCAGTTATTCCGCTTTCTCAGGCTGGCTTAACTGGTACAAGAGAGTTACATGTCCATATTGGTAACTATTTGGGCGATGAAATGAGCCGGCGTAAATTCATGCGAGATTTGAAACAGTTGATGCAGGAAGATGAAAGACGCAGTTTATTTGGCATGAACCAAAGCTACGGTTATGGGAGAAGTAGTCTCTAATGCCAGACATAACTTTTGAAGTTCGCGTTGATTTCGATGCTGTAAACTGGGCGGCTGAGCCCGACTTTTCAGAATCCTATGATGATATATCGGGAGATATAGATACCGGCGGTGTTACCGGGCTAGACTGGCAACGGGGAAAGCAAAGAGAGGAAGGGAATGCCCCGGCTGCGACTTTAACGGTAGAACTCAGGCGTGGCCTATGCCAGAAATATTCACCATTTACAACTGACGCTGACCTAGCAGGGAAGATACGACCCTGGCTTCCTATAAGAGTCCGGGCATATCATCTCGGGGCGTATATCGCTGCATACTTTGGATTCATTGAGAGGATAAGTTTCAATCCTGCATTGGGAATTGAATCGGTAACATTCTATTGCACAGATGGGATCGACTTATTGGCAAGACAACTAATTACGCAAGACCTGACAGATAAGGAAATTTGCTCTGATGGTCAGGCTGTTCATAAGATTTTAGACGCAGCAGGCTGGAGCCGCGATAGGAGAGATATAGACATGGATGGGGGAAGTGATTTACTAGCTTATCCTGCTTCGAGTTCATACTAGGAGATGATATGCCAGCAATTTCAGATGTAACCGATTTACAGAATATGAACAATGACCTGGCCGGGACTTACTGGCTTGCGAATGACATAGATGCCGCAATTACTTCTACTTGGAATGGTGGAGCGGGGTTTATACCTATTGGGCAAGGCGCTCCATATTTTACAGGAAGTCTTGATAGTAAGGGCTATGTCATTTCAGATTTATTTATCAATAGGCCTGCCACGGATTACATAGGCCTTTTTGGTGTAATCACCACAGGCGCAGTATTGAAGGATGTTGTCTTAACGGATGTTGATATTACCGGCGATGATTTTGTTGGGGGATTAGTTGGCTACGACTTCGGCACTAGCACGACAATAAGTGGCTGCCATACAACAGGATCTGTTGAGGGTATTGATGATAATGTCGGTGGATTAATCGGTGGGGAAGGCAGCACAGGTCTTTCTATTTCAGATTCCTATTCAACCGCCACTATTACGGCCGGTGTTGGGGGCGGTTTCATAGGGGGGTTTATAGGATGGCTTGCAGCGAATGGAGTAATCGCCGGATGCTATGCAACTGGCAATATTACAGCAGGGGGATTTAGACTTGGGGGCTTTGCGGGTCAGATATGGGACGCTGGTTCTACATTGGCAATTTCCAAGTGTTATGCAGCGGGCAATGTGGAATCAACTTCACCATTCAATGAGGTAGGGGGATTCGCGGGCTATGTCAGAGAGACAGGAACGACCACAATCAACGATTGTTACGCAAGGGGGTCTGCTATAGGTGATGAACGGATAGGCGGTTTTGTCGGCTATCTTCTTGGTGGCACAATAGAAGATTGTTACTCTACTGGAGCTCCTTCAGGAAGCGCAGATGTTGGCGGATTCTGTGGGTTGAACGGCGATACAATAACTGATTGCTTCTGGGATACTGAGACAGCAGGGACAGCGGTTAGCGATGGAGGAACAGGCAAAACGACTTCTCAAATGCAAAGAAAGTCAACCTTCACCGATACCGGCTGGGATTTCATTATTATATGGGCAATTAACGGAATAACGAATGCTGGTTATCCATTCTTCTGGGCAATGCCGCCGGAACCCCCGCCGGATGCACCGCGCAGAACAGTAGCAGTCCAAGATAAAATCACTCTTGAATCAATACGGAATGTTGAGATGGCTGCCGGAGGGCGATTCTATATCAATGAGGAAGGCAAGGCCGTCTATAAATCACGCTATGCGAGGAATCTCTAATGGCGATATATAATGCCAATCAATTAAGAGACTTCACTTTAGAGATTTCAGATAGAGAAATCTATAATGACATCCGGGCTGAATGCGACATTACGGAAATCCTGACAGTACGGCCTGATGCGACACCTGAATATTTCGAGAGCTTCACGGCAGGCAATGGGGAATACGGTATAGATGTTGACGCAACTGTAAATATCGTTATCACTGCCCCATCTATCCATACCGAAATAGTTTGGCTTAATATAGCATCCTATTCGGCCAGCCCGGTCACTTTATTCAGCTGGGGCCAGGGAGCATGCGAGGAATTAGGTGGTGAATGGCGAGATGGAACCCCCCCTATGTGCCTGTTGCCTCCTAGCTTGGCAAAGGTGACTCTTAAAATCATAACTCGAACAACAACCTCCTGCACGGTAAGGGTTGAAAATAAATCAGACTATGCAATCGGAATATGGATTGATGTGGCTTATATTGCGCTGACACCTGAAACTCGTTATATCAAACTGCGGTCCATAAATGAGACTAGCATTGAAAAATATGGGCGCAGGGCAATGGATTTGAAATGGCCTTTGGGGATAACCCCCAATGCAATGCAGTCATTAATCGATGCTTACTGTACGCGCTATTGCGAACCTGTGTGTTTCGCCTCAAAGACTTTAGAGGGTGAGACAGATGCGAAGATTACTCAAATCCTGAATATGAGGATAGACGATAAACACGAGATCATACATCCTGGACTAACCATGGATGAGGAATTTTTTGTCAATAGTATTAATATCTCATTTAGTCGAGAGGGAACTGGAATCCTGACAGGAACATTTGGACTGGAACAGGTCAGAGACATAGAAAAGACTCAATTATTTACATTAGATACCAGCGTATTATCGCCCGCAGTAGCTCCGAATACTGACGATGTACTAGGCTGGTAAAAGGAGGAAATTATGGCATGGATTAACCCGATGGACTTTGTAGCAAATGTAGTATTAACCGCTGCCCAATTAAATACTCATTTAAGAGACAACCTTCTTTACTTGAAGGAAAAGATGGGAAAAGGCGTTGCTGTCGAGCTAACCCTTGATGCTGCTGGGTTAGTAACGGTAACGCAAGCATACCATAAAATAGACACACTAGCAGATGCAGATACGGGCAATTTAGTTACTATTGCCGGCGTAAGCGAAGGCGATATTATCGTCTTGCGAGCCGAAAATGATGCTAGGACAGTTGTCCTGAAAACTACTGGCAATCTTGTGCTTGGCGGAGATATCTCCCTCGATGATACCAGTAAGCATGTAGCCTTGATATGTTCTGCTGGCCATTTGCACTTATTATTCACTGCCAGAGATGTGACTTTCACGGCAAATGCCTTCCAGTATCCTAATCCTACAGTAGAATGGGGGCCACATTCTTTGGGCGCTCACCTACCAGTAGCCCAAACTGGGACAGTGGTTTATCTGCCTCTTAATTTCTTGAAGATAGGGGATGTAATCATATCCTATAATCTGACAGGAGATATGATTCGTACTGGTGCCTCTACCCTCACTTGCCAATTAGTACGAGTGGATCTTGGCCCCATAGGTACTACAAATATAACCAACGGGGCTATAACCCCACTGGCCGTGGATGGTGAGTTTGATGAAACAGCGAATCCTGATGATGAAACGGTGACTACGGATAAAATGTATTATTTGCTTATCACAGGCACAACTGATGCCGCCGATGAAATATATGTCATGGGTGCCGAAGTTCTAGTAAGGAGGCTAGTATGACTCATATTAATTTTGAGACTAAATCAGATAGAGAACTATTGGTACTCCTAGCCCAACAAGGTAATGAGACCGTTGACCACCTGGCAAAGTTAAATAATACAATCGCTAAGCATGAGCAGAGACTTACCATACTTGAAGTTACGCCGGGTTGCGATAGTGCAAAGTCAAGATGGAAAGATAATTGGCGAACAATAACCCTGATAGCTTCTATAATTGCATTGATTATCGTTGCGGTCGGCTCAAGAGTAAGTTGGTGGTAAAGGAAAATAGCCATGCCCTTTATAGAGAACATAGTCGAGTTTGAAAACTGGCTAGATAAGATGCTCCAGGATGCCAAAGAAAAACTCAATATGACCGATGGCACTATCGCCTGGATTCTACTCAAAGAAGGGACAGCATATTACTTCAAAACCTTACGGAACGCCCCTGAGAAGCCCAAGAAAGGGCATTGAACATACTAGTCTGCCTCTTTATACTCAAAACTAATTTAATACGCCTATTTTACCCTGGAGAAATCTAGGGGGACTTTTTTATTTTCCAGAGGGCTTGACAAAATTAGAGGAATACCTTTTACTTGTAGATAATGAGACGGAAGGCAATCATTGCAGTATTAGCAGTAATTATAGTAATTGTTTCTGTTGTTGCTGTTTGTGCCCTTTCCGTATCGCTTGAGGATGAAGCAAAGGTTCAAGCCATAGACTTTGCTCAGCAATATATCAAGTTTGATATTCATCATCATAACCATGATTTACAGGTGATAACCGATGATAAAATTCATTACACAGTTACTGGGATAATTAAGAAGCAAACTGATTTGACTCATTTATATATGGTTGCCATATTAGAGCTAAGAAAAACTGAAAAACTCTGGATATTAGATACACTGATAATTGATAACATCACTCTATATCCTTGAGGTTAGCTTTTATTCCCCCAAGAAAATTTTCTCAGGAAATTTCCTTTACGATTGAGGGGGACTTGACAAGATTTCGGGGGTGTGATAAAGTGTGAATAGAAGTGAAAATAGATAACATAATAGTAGAAAGATACCGGAAGCGAAATGAAAAGATATTGGAGCTTGCCGATAATGGGTGGAGACATAAATCTATTGCACGAATGTTCAAGATGAAAACCAGTGCTGTGTCAATGGTTATCTGGCGGGCAAGACAAAGGAATAATCACCAATGAAACAGGCAATCAGACTCTTAATCAGCAGGTTCAGGGTTCGATCCCCTGGCGGCTCACTCTCTAATCTTCCCCTACAATTATGTCATGAATTAGCGAAAGGAGGCGGTCACCGTGAAGACACAGGAGGTTGTCGCTAGTTTCATGGCTGATTGTAGGCTCAGGGGCCTCTCTCCCAGAACCCTAAGAGGCTACGATTACCATGTCAAGCGACTTATCCAACTATCCCCACAGTTCCCACCAAAACCTGAAAGCATACAGATTTTTCTGTCAACTATCAAGGGAACTTATAATGCCGATTCCCACTGGCGAACTTATCACGCTCTAGGGAATTATGCCGAGAGGCGATATGGCATTCCCAATTTCATGCGAGGTGTGACCCGTCCCCGTGTTCCCAAACAAATCATGCCCACAATCTCAGACACGGAGCTAAACCTATTAGCCGTGTTCTTAGAGAAAGCGCCAGCTAGAGACAAGGCGATTCTCGCTCTATTCATTGATACTGCTATCCGAGAGGGTGAGGCAGTTAATCTAAAGAGAAGAGATGTTGGCGAAGACCGAATCATCATACATGGCAAGACGGGATATAGGGTAGCTCCTATCTCCAAGATTACTAGAGACTTGATTCTATCCTTACCAGTCCATGAAGATGGTTATGTCTTTCACGGTACGAATAAAAACAAAAACAAACCGTTAGGTTCGACTGGCTTTTACAAGGTAGTCAAGAAGTACCTCACTATGGTGGGCTACTCGGGTAAGCAGTTTGGCCCGCAAACTTTGAGACGCTCATTCGGGAGATTTCATTTGAAAGATGGCGGAGATATGCAATCTCTTTCTCTTATCCTGGGACATAAAAGTATCAAGACAACGGCAGATTACTACGCACCTTTATTAACCGAAGATGTTATCGAGATACACCACAAGCATACACCAGGAAAGGTATTTGAGAGAAGTAATAAGAGAGGGGTTTCTTCCTAAATGGAAACTATAAGGAAATCAGAGATGAGAAATATAAAACTGGCGATTGCCTTTGTTGCTCTGAATATCCTAGATGCCGCTCTTACCGTAACAGCAATAAGTAAGGGCGGAGTGAGTGAATTGAACCCGATAATGAGGGACCTTTTAGGGCAGCCCGGATGGGTGTTCTGGGGATTCAAAATCGGCATGGCGCTAATCTTTGCCCTGGTGCTTCTCATATTGTCAAATAGATACCCCCGGCCAGTAAAAAGAATATTCGTCATTCTAATTGCTGCGATGCTGGGGATTTGCTTATTTAACACGATGAGTTTGGTATGAAAACAGCGACAAAGACGACAAATTATGAATGTCCTCTACTAAAGGATAAGGATAAAACAAAGGTGAAAGACTTTGGAGATGGACGGCTTAGAACTGGAGCTCAGGATTTCTGTCTTAATCATTGCCGTCGCCGAGAGTGTCTTGAAGTTATCCATGATCGCAAAATGCGTCCCAAATTGACAAGGGTAGAATCTGGCAGCTTGGGTGGACAGGCAACGGCTCGGAAACATCATGACCTTCTAGCCGAATGGGGCAGAGAAGGTGGTTTAAGATACGCAGCTAACTTGTTGCGCCATGGGTCGAATGGTCATAAGCAAATACAGGAGGGAGCCAGGGGCGACCTCATCGCTTCTGGCTCCAGGGAGTTAAGGATTGCTAAAAACTAATTATATCACGGAAGAATGGAAACAACAAGGCATTGATATAAGGGAAGAGGGTGATCATATCTTGGAACTTCTCAAGGACGGAAAGGTTATTGCCCGATTCAGCCAAACAGGAGTAACACCTGAGAATATCCTGAAGGTCGCCCAAGAAAAATTGAAGGGGAAGGAAAACTAAGATGAATGAAAAATTCTGGATGGTATGGATTGAAGGCAAAAGCGGACCGGCAAAGATGCACTTAGTCCTTAATGAAGCCAGATTAGAGGCCGAGAGATTATTGGGGTTGCTTGGGAATCAAGGCAAGAGGGCTTACATACTGGCATCTACTAGTTATGGTGTGGTTGAAAGTCCGCCAGTAGTTTGGAGAACAATATGACTGGATTTGGGGGGAACGATGATAGCTGTAACAATGAAAATAGGTGGAAAGATGAGGCGTATTGAAGAGCGAGGCGATGGCTTGTGGTATTTAACAAACCCCAAAGATCAAGCTGAACTCGGTAGTCAGGGAAAACCCTATATGGCTTGGTATAGGGAATCAGATCAAGAAAAAAACCCAAGACCTAAGTCCACAATGGTTTATTCATAAGGAGGTAAATGATGCAAACAATAGAAACACGAACAGAAACCGAAGTCACCACACTTGAGCAGAGTCAATCAACACTATTAAGCTGGATGACAGGTGTGGTTGTTACCACTGATGCGGAGCAAAAAAACGCTGAGGACTTGCTAATCCATGCCAGACAAGCCTTTCGAGAAATTGAAGCCAAACGTAAGGATTTGTTACAGCCGGTTAATGAAACCAGAGACAGGATAAACGCCCTCTTCAAGCCATTAACTGACAAACTTAACATGGGCATTCATATTGTCAATGGGGCTTTACAGAACTACCATGCCCAACAAGCTAGAGAAGCAGAGGAGCTAAGGATGATAGCTCTCGCTGAACAAGCGAAACAGTTTGCTGAGGCTAAAGAAACAGGAGAGGTTGTCGAGATTGTTCAGGCGGAGGATATCCCCGAAGCACCACTCAAAACCAGCCATGCTCACCTGGGCAGCGTCACTTATCGAGAGGACTTTGATGTAAGCATTGTAAACGCTCTCTTGGTCCCTCGCGAACTATGTGATCCTAACTTGGGCCGTATTCGAGCAAGGGTAAAGTCAGGTGTCACAGAAATACCCGGTGTACTCATAACGAAGAAATACATTACAGTCGCCAAAGGAGGTAAATAGAATGGAAGGAGAAATCATAACAGCATTAACACTACCGGACGAAGAGCAATTCAAGTATGATATGAAGGCTATAAACCGCTTCCAGCAGATAGTCCATTCAACTATGGTTGTAGGCCTGGATTATGGCGTCATCCCAGGTACACAAAAGCCTACCTTGCTGAAGCCCGGCGCGGAGAAGATAGCCAAACTGCTCGGACTTTCGGATCAATATGAAATACTGGATAAGGTTGAGGACTGGACTGAACCACTATTCCGGTATCTTATTAAATGCCGACTGGTTCACCTAGCCACTAATGCGGTGATAACCGAAGGTCTTGGAGAGTGTAACAGCATGGAGGGCAAATATAGATGGCGGGAATCTAAGCGGAAGTGTCCAGTGTGCGGTGCTGAGGCAATCATTAAGGGGAAAGAGGAATACGGTGGTGGCTGGATATGCTTCAAGAAAACTGGTGGGTGCGGAGCCAAATTTTATGATGGGAATCCAGAGATTGAAGAGCAGCAAATCGGCAGGGTCGAGAATGAAGACATTTATTCCCAGGTCAATACTATCCTCAAGATGGCTAAGAAGCGGGCTCTGGTGGATGCTGCATTATCAGCCGGCAGACTGTCAGATATCTTTACTCAGGATATGGAAGACATTGGCCGCATAGAAATAAAAAAGCAGCCAGGTCAAGAACAAAAGCAAGGTAATGACGAATCTGAAGAAACAGTAATTGAACCCAAGATAGACCTGAAAAGCCTGGACTTCAAGAACCCGGGCGAGTTCTACACAGCCTGCCTCAAAGAGTTTAAGTTAAGCAAGTCCAAGGTGGATGCCGAGATAGCAAGCTTCGACATCACCAAGCCGGAGCAACGAAAGAAGGCATGGGAGACCATCGTGTCAATATATGGTCACAAGAAGGAAGCCGAGGATATATCGGCAGAGAAGGCAAAAGGACTTGAATAAGGCATCAACCTCGGGGGGGGGCATTGTCCCCCGTCTAGTAGGAGAGATTAAAGGAAGGTGAAGAATGTATGAACGGATAAGAGAAGAGATAGAGCAGGCAATAGATTACTATGACCATCGGCTCGCTGAGTTGATAGAAGATAAACAGCGAGAACTTGGCAATCCTAAATTCATGGAAATCACAGACCTGAAGGCTAAGGCGGTGGGTGAAGCTATAAATCAAATCCTCTCTCTTGATGGCATAGAGATAAGAAGTAAAGACCAGAGCTTGCCTTCAGTTAGAAATGCTGTCAATAAAAGCTATAACGATTATATGCTAGGACAAGAAGATATGCTCAAGGCAGGCTTCGTTAAAGTAATTCCTAAACGAAGGTGAAGAATGACAGAGAAGGAAGCTAAGGAATTAGCTGAACAACATTGGAAGTTTTTGGAACGGTGGCTACGCATAGTTTATGTGGATGCTATGGTGCATGGAATTAAGCACGGGATGAAAACTTCACAGCCTAAGCAGCATGCAGACTTAATCCAGAAAGGAGACTGAAATGGAATATGAACGGAAAGTAAAAGAGATAGCAGTAATAATTGGGAAGGCAGTCATGGATGGAAGTGCCTATCAAGGCAAAGGCGCAGAACATTATGCAACTCAAATCCTATCCCTTGATGGCATAGAGATAAGGGCAGAGAATCAAGACTTGCCTTTATCAGGGCCATATACCCTAACTGAGGCAACGTCTGTCAGACAGGCTCGACAAGATATGCTCAAGGAAGGCTTCGTTAAAGTAATTCCTAAAGGAAGGTGAATAAATGAAAATTAAAACCTGCGTGTCTCACAAGCCATATTGTGATGCTAGGATTAAGCGGAAGAACAAGCGTTCATTGTGCTGTCATTATGGTTGGTGTGGCTGGGCATATCCGATAGTGGCAAGCCAAGCTCAAGGAATGGGGATTATAAAGGAGGGAAAATGAAAATAACAGATGAAGTAAAAAAATGGCTAAAGGAAAATGCCTATGCTGCGAAGGATGCTGATGTTTATTTTATAACTGATTTCCCTGTAGGTGAAGTGCCAGATAGGTTAATCATTCCGATAAAGAAGCGTTCTTGGCAACAAATCCTAGATAAACTCAGCAAGTAGAGTTGGGATTATGAATGAACATTCTTCGGAGAATGGATGAGCGACTATGAAAACCTTCATTGAGCAAAAACAGGATCTAAAGAGGGAGATTGAAGAGTTGGAGCGAGAGAATAGAAGGCTTTTCGACACGATAGACAAGAATGAACTCACAATAGCCAGGCTCAAGGAGACTCTATCTGAGGTCGGTACAGAGGCGAAGCTATAGGAGGTAAAAGTGCAAATAGGAGACTACGTGCAAATTATAAAGGACATTCCACCCATACTGAGCCGCGGTCAAACCGGGAAGGTCCGAGAGAGATGGATACCCGCAACAGAGACTATGCCGGCATCCTGGATAGTTGATTTTCAAAGCGAGCTTGCGGAAATTTCATATCGTAGCCATTTTGTCTATGAGGATGAGATGAAAGTACTGGAACTAAGAGTAAATAGCCATTCTTGAAGGAATGGGGATTATGAATAAGGAGGCTAAAAATGTTTGCTAGATATGCACAGGAATATGGGGGGCAGAAACTACATATAGTTCGGGCTGATGCCAATACACAGACAGTTTCTACAAGAGCAATATGTGGGCGGGATTGTAGCAAACGGGGCAACTGGCGAATGACTATCAATATGCCCTTGGGGAATTGTTGTGGTAACTGTAAACGCTTTATTCATAATGTCGAAATAATTAATTTTTGAATAGGGATTATGAATTATTGCTCTTGCAAAGGAGAGGAAATGAAGTTTGGGATTCGGCTTCGTAACTTCATACAGGATTGGTTTCTAGGGAATGATTGGTGCAAAGGATGTAGGTTCTTATATTCTGACCAGTATGGCAATATGTGTGAAAACCCAGAACGAATCAGGCAAATATTAGTCAGAGACCCCAGAACACACAAATCCACTTGTAATCTTTATGATAAGGAGCCTAAATGACTATTACCTTCTTCTCATTCCTTCTTTTTGATTTGGGGAGAATAGATGGCTAGACCGCGAGCAGATATAAAGTGAAATGTTTATGATTGAAACTGTATCAAGTGACCAAGGGGAGATATTAAACAATATCTGCCGGCTGTATTGCCTAAGTGGGTTTGATTTAGACCCAACGTATTCCACTGGGGTGTTTTATAAGAATGTACCTAAGCCGAAATTAAAGTTTGATTTGAACCCTCAATCTCTTGGTGTAACTAAGTGTGATTGTCGCCATTTGCCACTTGCCGATAGCTCTTTGAATAGTATAGTCTTTGATCCGCCTTTTATCTGCGGGTCCCGGAAAAATGGCAAGCCTGGGATTATCAAAGAGAGGTTCGGTTACTACAAGAATGTGCCCGAGCTTCTTAGATTCTACGAGGATGCCCTTACTGAGTTCTATCGTTTGCTGGCTCCCGAGGGTATCCTGATATTCAAATGTCAAGATACAATAGAGTCTGGCAAGCAATATTTGAATCATGTCTCAATTATAAACTACGCCTCGGATATTGGCTTCTATCCACTTGACCTATTCATTTTATTGACCCGGAGCGTATTAATCAGCCCGAATATGCTAAACCAGCAACATGCACGGAAATCTCATAGCTACTTTTTGGTATTCAGGAAAACCAAATCATTAGTGAGTTATTGTAAATGAGCAGAGTCCAGAAAGATATAGACAGGGGGTATTAGATGGCTAGAGGCAGAATGATAAGCAAGGTCATTAGCCTTGACGAAAAGGTGAATGCCCTTTCAAATGATAGCGTAAGGCTTCTTTTCACTTGGCTTATACCACATCTCGATTGCGAAGGCAGGATGTACGGAGACCCCCAGACGGTCAAGAGTATAGTGTTCCCTCAACGTTCTATGGACGTCAGAACCATGCAAAAATACCTTGATGAATTGGTAGAAAGTGGGTTAATCCAACGTTACATCAACGGTGGCACAACATATATTTGCTTCCCTAATTTCAAGAAGCATCAAATAGGATTGAACAAAAGCAAGGAACTTCCATCACAAATCCCTGCTCCAAAGACGGAAAATTTACAGAATGGTTCTGGAAATAATCCCGCACAAGTTAAAGTAGAAGTTAAAGTTAAAGAAGAAACTAAAGAAGAAAGTAGTAGTTTATCAAAAGAAGATGTTATTGAAGTTTATAAAAAAGAGATTGCAGGACTCTATGAAGAGGAATCTCTTAGTGAGATTATCGAGAAAGATATAGAAGCTACTATCAACATATTCTCGGCCGCCTGGGTGATTGATGCTATCCATGAAGCAGTAAAACGAAACAGACGGTACTGGCCCTATGTGACCGGCATCTTAACGAAATGGAAGCGCGAAGAAAGAGAAGCTAAATTCCCCTCAAATAAGGGGCCGCGCGGAAAGCAGGATCCTGACAAATACATCAAGGGCAAATACGGACACATGGTCCAAAGGTAAACTTCGTTATAAAAATGAGAAG